GTGTACAAGTAGCTGAAGGTCAATTGCTTAACCGTATCCAAACAGACATCTATGGTAACGGTACAGGTAACGGTGGTAAGAACTTGACAGGCTTGGCTGCTGCTGTAGCTGATAGCCCATCAACAGGCACTTACGGTGGTATCAATCGTGCTACATGGTCTTTCTGGCGTAACCAAGCGTTCTCAGGCGTAACTAACGGTGGTGCTGCTGTATCTGCTGCTAACATTCAAGCTTACATGACACAATTGGCAATTCAATTGGTTCGTGGTAACGACAAAGCTGACTTGATTGTTGCTGATAACAACTACTACTCACTATATGTAAACTCATTGCAAGCTATCCAACGTGTAACTTCTGCTGAAGAAGGCGCTGCTGGTTTCGCTTCATTGAAGTTCTATGGTGGCGGTACATCTGCTGACGTAGTATTAGGTGGCGGTATTGGTGGTCAAGCTACTGCTAACCACATGTGGTTCTTGAATACGAATTACATTTACTTCCGTCCACACGCAGACCGTAACTTCGCTCCTATCGGTGGCGAACGTCAATCTGTAAACCAAGACGCTGTAGTGAAATTGATTGGCTGGGCTGGTAACATGACAAGCTCTGGCCCACAATTCTCTGGCGTTCTAACTGCTTAAGGAGATACATAATGGCATACTCAGTAACCCCTTTAGCGGGTATTGATTTAGTAAACACAATCACAGCATCAGCAATTACATCAGGTCAACAAGCTGTCAACCAATTACTTGGCGTTCAAGTATGGGGTTCAGATGGCTTACGTTATGTATTTGGTAAAGCTAATGCTTCTATCACAGCATCAACAACAGCATGTACTGTAAACACAACATCATTCCTTGTTACAGCTTCAGGTGGTTCTTATACATCTCCAGCTTATGACATGGTATCAGGTGATTACGGCTGGTTCAGCAAAGCATCAGTTTAATCTGATTGATTCTCATCCCTTCGGGGATGGGTTTCTAGGTAGTTCTTATTCCAAGAGTTACCTACAAACCCCAAACCACTTTGGAGCAATCAAATGTCAGACTTAAATAACCCAGACTCACGTCTAAATGTAAAGTTTTATCAACGAGCAATTGAAAATCAATTTAAGAGTGCCTTAGAAGGCCGTCCTATTATGGAAATGCGTGACTTCATTATTATTGAAGTGCCAGGCGATAACTTAACAGTCATTGATACTTTTGCAGTAGACGAACACAAAAAACGCTTCCCTATTCAATGGGCAAGATACGATAACGAAAAAACAGATGGCGATGTAGAAGGCACGTTATTACACGATTGGCCTGTATTAAACGCTGCTGTAGCTGCTGAACTCAAACACTTTCGCTTCTATACAGTAGAGCAAATTGCAGAAGCCTCAGACGCACAATTAAATACATTAGGCATGGCAGCAGGAATGTCACCTTTAGCATTACGTGATAAAGCAAAGGCTTTCTTGTCTACAGCTAAAGGCTCTGCTCTAGTGCAACAACAAGCAGATGAGCTACGCAAGCGTGACGATGAGCTATTGGCAATTAAAGCGCAATTAGCTGAACTGACAAAAACAATGAATCAACCTAAACCTACGCCTAAAAAGGCTAAGGCTGAGGAAACTATCGAGGAATAAACAATGGCTTCAACGCTTCTCCAATTAGTTCAACAAGCAGCAGTAGAGATGGGCTTGGCAATACCTAACACGGTTGCTGGCAATACTGCGTATGATGTTACACAGATGTATTATCTTATTAATGCAGCAGGTAATGAATTAGCACGTGAATATCCTTGGGAAGCGTTGAATGTTGAATACGATTGGTACTCACAATTTTCACAATCTAACGGTGCTATTGTTGCTGGCAGTTCAGTTATTACAGGTGTAGACCCGGCAACAGTTACTTTTTTAAATGCTAATGGCGCATCTAACTTTCAAGTGCAAGGTTTAGGCGTTATTCAAAGCACACAGGTTGTATCAGCATTAGGCACTACAGTTACTATTAATAGCGCAGCGACAGGTGACGGCAATGGCCAATATACTTTTGGTCAAGTAATGTACACATTGCCTAATGGCTTTGACAGAATTACAGACAGAACACAATACGATAAATCTAAACGCTGGGAAATGCTTGGCCCTGAGAGTCCACAGCAATGGCAATGGCTCAAGTCTAGCTACATCTCAACAGGCCCACGTATTCGTTGGCGTATCATGGGGCAGAAGTTTCAAATCTGGCCTCTTACATCTACAAACGAATATTTAAGCTTTGAATACATCTCATCTAATTGGGCATTATCGCCATCAGGTGCAGGTCAAACACAATTTACAAATGACAGCGATACTTGTATCTATCCTGACCGTTTAATTGTATTAGCATTGAAAAAGAAATACTTTGAAGTGAAGGGCTTTGACACATCAGCCTTCCAACGTGATTATGATATGCAACTTAACATTGCTAAAGCTAACGACCAAGGCTCACCAACACTATCACTTGCACCAAGAACAGCCAACGTATTAATTGGTTGGGAAAACATACCTGACGCAAATTACGGAGCATAATTATGGCAAGAGCTAAAAGAGCTGTATCACAGCCAATGTCAGTTCCTGCTCCTGTAGGTGGATGGAACGCTAGAGATTCGCTTACTACTATGCAACCCAATGAAGCTGTTATTTTAGAAAATTGGTTTCCATCACCAACCGAATGTACATTGCGTAGCGGCTATATTAAATACACTACAGGTATTACAGGCCAAGTAGAAACGCTAATGGCTTACTCAGGCGCTAACACTAACAAACTATTCGCTATTGCTGGCACGTCTGTTTATGATGTAACGGCAGGTGGTGCAGTAGGCGCAGCAGTAGTAACAGGATTGACTAACGCACGATGGGGCTATTTAAACATTGCAACGTCTGGTGGCAATTTTTTATCTATGGCCAATGGCTCAGATACCCCAAGACTTTATAATGGCTCTGCATGGTCTACAGCATCGATTACAGGCGTAACTGCCGCTAACTTAAAAGACCCTATTCTTTACGCACAGCGTCAATTCTTTATTGAGAAAAATAGTCTTAAAGTATGGTACTTGCCTGTGCAGTCTATTGGTGGTGCAGCAGCAGCATTAGACATCGCCCCATTCATGACAAAAGGTGGCTACATTGTATCTCATGGCAATTGGACAATTGACTCAGGTACAGGTGTAAATGACCATTACGTAATTATTACTAACAAAGGTCAAGTTATTGTCTATCAAGGCACAGACCCTACAAGTGCAACTACATTTTCAATGGTAGGCGTATTTGATATTGGCGCTCCTGTAGGTGCTAGAAGCATGTACAAGTATGCTGGTGATATGCTTATTATTACGCAAGATGGCGTAGTGCCATTGTCAGGCGCTTTGCAATCATCACGTGTACAACCTCGTGTCGCTATTACAGATAAGATTCAATACGCTATTTCAGAAGCCGTTACCAATTACGCAAGTAACTTTGGCTGGCAGACTATGTACGTTCCTACAATCAATCAATTGTGGCTTAACGTTCCTGTGCAAGAAGGTCAGAATCAGCAACAATATGTAATGAATACGATTACAGGCGCTTGGTGTAACTACACAGGTTGGAATGCTAATTGCATGGAAATGTTTAACGATGAACCTTATTTTGGCGGTAATGGTTATGTAGCGCATGCTTATTTTGGTGCGATTGATGATGTAAACAACATTACAGCAGTAGGACTTCAAGCTTTTAATAACTTCAATAGTGCTGGTACGCTTAAACGCTTTACTATGTCACGCCCTATCTTTAGAACAGATGGACAACCTGCTATATTTGCTGGTGTCAATATTGACTTTAATACAGACGTTCCTACAACATCTTTAACTTATGCGCCTAGCACCTATGCTAAATGGGATAGTGCTATATGGGATGCAGCTTTATGGGGTGGTGGATTATCAGTTTTGCAAAATTGGCAAGGTTTAAATGGCGTAGGTTATTATGGTGCGCCTATTGTAAAAACATCATGCTCAGGTATTCAGGTAAAATGGGTATCTACAGATTTAGTTATTGAAGGTGGCGCAATCCTATGATTGTTCAAGGCGAACATGTTGCTCGTTGGGTTATGGAAAAGATTGGTGCTTTTACTGAAGGCATGACTGCTCTTGGATGGGAGGTAGATGGTGTTATTGTTGCTGGCACAGCGTTTGAGAATTACAACGGTAATAATATGTTTGGTCATCAGCGCATTGATTCACCGCCTACAAGAGAGTATTGGTTCGCAGTAGCTAATTATATTTTTAATCAATGCAAGGTTAAACGCTTTACCGCTACCGTTGAAGCTGATAACCATAAAGCAATAAAACTTAATCACAAGATTGGGTTTGTAATAGAAACAACTTTAAAAGACGCAGGTCGCAACGGTGATATGCTTATCATGACTTTATGGCCTAAAAATTGCAAAATGCTTAACTGGAGTAAATAAATGTTCAATAGTAAATTTAGTTATGGTGTATTAAAGCATCCTGGATACAATGGAAAATCAGACGCACCACCACCGCCTGATTATACTGCTGCAGCTCAAGCTACTGCTGCTGGAAATTTAGAGGCGGCTAAATATGCAGCGCAAGCTAATCGTGTTAATCAAATAACTCCTTATGGAAATTTAACTTATACACAAAGCGGTGGCGGCGTAAATCAAACTGCTTATGACCAAGCTATGCAAGATTACAATAAACAATTGTCTGCTTATAATAATCAATCAAAATCAAATTCAAGCAATCCTCTTTCGCCCACTTATAATTATCAAGAAAAAATAAATAAACCTACAGCTCCAAGCATTAAAGATTACACTACTGACAGCAATCAATGGACTGCTACTCAAACGCTTACTCCTGCTCAACAAAAAATATTAGAGCAAAATCAAGGTTTAAGTTCAGGATTATTAAATACAGCACAACAAGGTTTAGATTACGCTAGTGGCATTATGTCTAAGCCAGGCATTGACATGTCCAAACTGCCACAAGTAGGAATTAATCCAGGCGAAACATACTCTGACGCTATTATGCGTAGACTTGCGCCTCAAATTGCACAAGAAAATGAAATGTCAGATGCTGCTTTAGCTAATCAAGGTATTGCACAAGGAACAGAAGCTTACAATAATGCTAAACGTACATTGCAGATGGGTCAAAACGACCGTCAACTTGGTGCTATTACAAGTGGCATGGGTGTTGGATTGCAAGCAAATCAACAAGCGTTTGGTCAACAAGGTTACAATCAAATGCAACCTATTAACGTCATTAACGCTTTGCGTACAGGCTCACAAGTGCAAGCTCCTAGTTATGTTAGCGTTCCTCAACAAGCTACAACTGCTGGCCCTGATATTCTTGGCGCTACAGGCGCACAATATAATGCTCAATTAGCACAAACTAATGCTAATAATGCCGCTTCAGGTGGCTTCTTAAACGGGCTAATGAACATTGGCGCAGCATACGCTGGAAGGAAATAACATGGCCTTTATGGATTATATGCCTCAATTTGGCAACAATACAGCAACTATGCAAGAAACATCTTTGCCGGCTGACGATACTGCTATGCAATTAGAGTTAAAGCGCAGACTTAAAATGGCAGAGGCATTGCAACAACAAGCTGGCCCTGAAGGCCAAATGGTATCAGGCCACTATGTAGCACCATCATGGACGCAATATTTAGCTAATGCTTATGGCAAGTATCAAGGCCACAAACAAGAGCGTGAAGCGTTAGGTCAATTTGGTGAATATCAAAAAGCTAAACAAGCTAAATTAGCTGATTTATTAGCTGGCAAAGAAGTTACTGCGCCTATGGATTACAACGAAGCTGGCAATATGCCTGGCATGATGCAAACTACTCGTCAACCATACAATCAACAAGAATTTATGGCTAAAGCTATATCAGCTATGCCTGAACTTGCACCACAATTAATTCAAAATCAAATGTCACAATATGGCAAAGAAGAAGCGCCTATTATTGCATCGCCAGGTTCTGTTGGATTTAATCGTAAAGGCGAAAAATTATTTGAAGTTCCTAATAAACCAGACCGTACTGTTTTATCTAATATTGGAAAATTGACAGAAGAAATGAATATGTTGTCAGAAAATGACCCTCGTAGAGAAACATATAAAGCTGCTATTGCTAAAGAAACTAATATACCTTTACAAGCGCCTATTGTTCGAAATATGCGTCAAGGCTCAAATGAAGTTACGCAACAATTTAATCCTAATACACAAACATGGTCAACAATTGCATCTGGCCCTGCATTTAAACCTGAAGCTCCTGTTGATAGAACTAGCGTAGAAAACACAGCATCAATGATAGCAAGTGGTCAAATTCAGCCATTAAGTGGGTTTGCTATGAAAACGCCTTGGGGTCAGCAAGTAATGAGCCGTGTAAAAGATATGAATCCTGATTTTAGTGGCGCTAGTTTTGGCAATCAAAAGAAAGCCGTTCAAGATTTTAATACAGGCAAGTTAGGTAATACAGTTCGTTCATTAAATGTAGCTACAAGCCATTTAGATACGCTTGGAGGCCTTGCAGATGCGCTTGGTACAGGCAATGTACAATTGTTAAACAAAGCCGCTAATGCTTGGAAATCACAAACAGGTCAAGTAGCTCCAGTTAATTTTGATGCAGCTAAAAAGATTGTAGCAGATGAAGTTGTAAAAGCTGTTGTTGGTTCTGGTGGTGGTGTTGCAGACCGTGAAGAAGCTGCAAGAACTATTCAATCAGCAAATAGCCCAGCTCAATTACGTGGTGTAATTAATACTTATAAAGATTTAATGCACGGTCAATTAAATGGTTTACGTCAACAATATGAACAATCAACAAATTTAAAAGATTTTGATAAATACTTATCACCTTCAATTAAACCACAAGGTGCGCCAAGTGCTGCACGTTCACAAGCTGATGCAATTTTAGGATTATAATATGGCAAATGCAGATGATTACGCACAATGGATTGTAGCAAATCAATCTAAAAAAGGTACGCCTGAATTTAATACTGTTGCTCAAGCATATAAAGAAGCTAAAACAGAAGAATCAGGCAATATAAATTATTCACAAATTAATGCTCAACAAACAAAAGATGTTGCTTTGCGTAAACGCTTGCAAGGTGAATCATGGATGCAACGCAATCTTGAAGGATTGATGACTGCACCATCTAATTTAGCAGAAGGTGTTAAACAAGGCGTATACGAATTAACTCATGCTAAAAACCCATTAAATGTAGCAACGCAAGGTGTTCCTCAACAAGGTTATGACACATCTAAAATACGTCAAAACCGTGTGATTGCTAGTGAAGCTCCTGTAGGCGCTATTGCAGGTAATGTTGCTACTGCATTGCCATTAGCGTTTTTACCTGGAGGAACGTCTGCTTTAGGTGGTATTGGTTATGGTGCAGCTTATGGTGCATTACAACCTACAATTGGCAATGAAAGTCGTACTGAAAATATTGCAATGGGTGGTTTAAGTGGTGGAATTGTTCCTGCAACAATTGGAACTGCAAAAACTGTAAAATCTATTATTGAACCTTTAACTGAATCAGGAAAACAAAATATTGTAGGTAGAACTTTGCAATCAGTTTCAGGAAAAGAAGCGCCAGCAGTTGCTCAAAGATTAAAAATGGCACAAGAGCTTATTGCCGGCAGCAAACCTACTGCTGCAGAAGTTGCTGAAAGTGGCGGTATATCAGCATTGCAACGTGCAGCTAAATCAGCTTTCCCATCAGATTACACAACTAGAGAATTAGAGCAAAAAGCAGCAAGAATTGGTGCAATAGAAAGCATAGCTAAAGATTCAGCAGCATTAGAGGCATCTAAAAAAGCTAGAGAAGCAATTACAGAGCCTATGTATAAAGCTTTTAGCGAAACTCATATTATTGGTGGCAATGAATTAAATGATTTATTAGCAAGGATGAATTCTTCAGGAGCTTTACAAGAAGCTCAAAAAATTGCAAAAATTCGTGGCACTAAATTTGATATTCCTGTAATTGAACCTCCTCAATATGGTCAAATAAGTGAACATGAAATTCCATCATTAATTAAAACAGTAGAAGCTATGCCTAAAAAAGTAGGTCTTGAAAAAGAGCCTATGGGAATTACTAATTATTTAAAGAAAACTGGTGGCATTAATACTGAACATATTTTAGATGTAACAGGTGAAAAAGTGCCTAGAAAATCTGGCGCTACAGTAGGTTTGTTTACTAAAAAAGGCCGTGGTTTAGATGATGCGGTTCAAATAGCTGTAGAAGGTGGATATTTGCCACCAACAGCATTAAATGAAGTAGACGGCGGTGTTGAAACTTTAACCAATCTTATTCACAATGAAATTAACGGAAGCAAAGCACATCCATTAAATTATAATGCTTTTGAACAATCTCAATTAAAACAATACAATCAAACTCCACAGCAATTTGGTGAATTAATTGGAAAAGTAGGAGTGGGAGAATTGCCAAAACCTGCTGAAACTGTTGTTGGCAGGCGGATTAAAGGTGAAGATTTATTAAACCTTAAAAAAGGTATTGATGAACAAATTAAAAATGCTGTGCCTGGAAGTCCTTTACAAGCTGAATTAATGGGATTAAAAAAAGATTACATGGGATGGCTAGACAATCAAAGCGCTGGATTTTTAGAAGCTAATAATAAATTTGCTGAAATGAGCAAGCCTATTAATCAAATGAAAGTAGGCCAAAATTTATTAAGTAAAATTGAACCTGCTATAAGTAATTTTGGTGCTTTAGGACAAGAAACAGCAGCTAAATATGCAAAAGCATTAACAGATTCATTGCAAACAGTTAAACAAGCTACAGGATTTCAGCAACCAATTGAAAAATTAATGACTCCTCAACAAATGGAAACATTAACTAATGTTGGTAGAGATTTAGCTAGAAAATCAAATGCAGACGTACTTGGCAAAGGTGTTGGCTCTAATACTTTTCAAAATTTAGCTATGAATAGTTTAATTAATCAATCAGCAACGCCAAAATTAACTAATGCAACTATAAAAACAATTGATGCTTTATTAAGTCATGCTCCATTAGGGTTTAATTTATTATCTCCAAGTAATTTAATGAAAGGTGAAAATCAAGCATTACAGCAAAAACTTGCTGAAGCTTTATTAAATCCACAAGAAGCAGCAAGACTTATGGATTTGGCTAATAAATTACCTTCTGAAAAAGGTCAAATGCTGAAAAAATTAATTCAAGGTGGAATGTTATCTGTTCCAGCACAAAATCAAGGGGAGCAATAAATGGCACGTAACGGTTCAGGCACATATAACCTGCCAGCAGGTAATCCTGTAGTCACAGGCACTACCATATCATCAACCACCACTAATAACACGTTTAACGACATTGCTACTGCTCTTACAGGCTCTCTGTCTAAAGATGGACAAACAACTCCTACAGGGAATTTGCCTATGGGTGGATTTGCTCATACAGGTGTAGCAAATGCAACAGTTCGCACACAATATGCAACAGCAGGTCAAACTCAAGATTCAACAACAACATTATTAACAAGCGTATCTGGAACAAATACAATTGTAGCTTCAGCTGCTTTAGGCATGACAGCCTATGCTACAGGACAAGTATTTACATTTATTCCTGTTGCCACTAATACAGGCGCAACAACAATTAATATTAATGCTATTGGTGCAAAAGCTATTACTAAAAATGGCACTACTGCATTAGAAAGTGGTGATATTATTGCTAACATTCCATATCAAATATTTTATGATGGTACGCAATTTCAATTATTAGCAGTAGCTTATAATCAAGGTGGGACAGCAGCAGTATCTACTTCAATTTCAGCAAAACTTCGTCAAACAATTTCAATTAAAGACTTTGGTGCATCACCAACTGCATCCGCTTCAGCTAATAGATTAGCTATTCAAAATGCCGTAGATGCTGTTGCTGCGCTAACCTACGCATATAAAACTACTAGCTCATCTAGCGTTAGAAACGTAGGTAATGGCATGGTAGCTCTTGATTTAGGCCAGGGTTATTATGAAATTGATGCACCTATACAATTACCAGCATTAAATGATGTTGTTTTTAAAAATGGAGTAATTGGTGCAGCTTCAAGTTTTGTAGGCAGTTACTTATTTCAAACATCAGGGTTTATTGAAAACATATATTTTCAAAATGTAAGATTTCAATGTAATCACTTAACAAGTGGTTTTAACGCAACTACATTTATTAGACTTCACTTTTTTGAATGTGTATTTTATGGATACACTACTTATGGTGTAATAGCACAAAATGGAAACCACGAGCTATTTGTGTATGATTCTACGTTTCAACAATATATTTTTGGTGAATCAGGATACAATACGCCAGCAAACTTGACAGGCGTTGCAATATATATAGATTGTAATGATTGCCGCGTTGAAAGCAATCTAATACTGTTATCAAACGGCATTTATTCAGCTTATGCGACTAATCAAATTATAGGCAATCATATATACACTTACCCTGAAGGTTGGTGCGCCAAGTTTTCAGTTAATAGCGAAAGTACAATTATTGTAGGTAATTATTTTGACGGCGCACCTGTTCGAATTGATGGTTCAACCAAAGGTCTTATTTTTACTAACAACATATTTTTGTACGCTGGGACAGATGCAGCAAATTATGCGCCAATAGTATATAAAACAGCGGTTACTAATGAATATTTAGCAAACTTGCAAATTACTAACAACACGTTTTTATCTGTTGATGTTACTGTATTAATGATTCGTGTTGACCCAGCTAGTACAGGAAGCGTTGAGCAAGTTGGAGCAAATTGCTACATTACCAACAACATCGCACCGATTGGCAGCCTTGCTGGAAATGTAAAACTGTTTGACCAATACGTTAAAGTTAAACGATATGTTAGCGCAGTTACAACGCAAACTTTTGATTTAAGTACGTATGCACCTGCTTTTGGTTATGTAAAATCTGCACAAATATCTCTTAGTGCAGGGACGGCAGTACCTGTTAGTTTTGCCGATTTAATTGCAACTAATACTAAATCCGTCACATTAAACTTTGCATCGGCATATACAGGGTGGATTTACTTATCAACATCTTTTGTTGTAAATGAATTTGCTACAATTTAATTAAGGCATAATATGGAAAAAATATTTGCATTACTAGCTAAACTATCAAACCCACGCATCCCTGTACCGCTTGACAAGCAAGCACACTTTGTTACAGGAGCTGTGCTTAGTTTATTTGGATATTTGGCATTTGGGTATTATTCTTTAATTTTAGTGGCTGTAATTGCTGGGCTTAAAGAGTATTATGACTATTTACATAAAAATATTCACACTTGTGATTTTTATGATTGGTTAGCTACAGTTTTAGGTGGAATTTTTGTTTTAAGTTTAATTTACTTAGGATTATCATGATTGACCAAAGCATTATTAACTTAATTATTGGTGCAATTTTATCTGTTCTAGGCTGGTTTGCTAGACAGTTATGGGATGCAGTTCAAGACCTTAAATCTGACATGAAACAGCTTGAAGTTGATTTACCTACGCACTATGTCCGCAAAGAGGATTTAGAGAGTAGACTAGACAGAATAGAAGCATCACTTAATCGTATTTTTGAGAAACTAGACCACAAGGCTGACAAATGAACGATGAGCAAGAAGCGGTAGAATCATTAATAGAACGTATTGTAGGTCAAACTATTGTTGAAGCAGGTATTGACAATGATGAGTTTATTCTGTATACAGAGGATGGTACTAAAATAATTCTCTTTTCAGACGAGGACTTACAACTTTATTATGAGCTACCTGAACAGCCCCACTAGGACACATTTTGTATTGCCTGACGTGCAAGCTAAAGATGGCAATGATTTTACATTCTTAACCTGTATCGGCAAATACATTGTTGATAAGAAACCTGATGTAATTATCTGTATTGGCGATTTTGCTGATATGGAGTCTTTAAGCTCGTATGACGTAGGCAAAAAGTCGTTTGAGGGTAGAAGTTATCAAAAAGATATTTGGGCGGCACGTCAAGCTATGGATGCCTTGTTGACCCCATTATATGAGTTTAACAAGAAAGCTAAGAAAAATCGAGAGAAGCAATATAAACCTCGTATGGTATTAACGCTTGGCAATCACGAAGCACGTATCAATACAGCAATTAACAACGATAGGAAGCTAGATGGCCTTATTTCTACCGATGACCTGCCGTATCAGGACTGGGAAGTTTATCCTTTTCTCGAAGTTGTTGTTATTGATGGCATTGCCTATTCTCATTACTTTACTTCTGGCCCCATGGGTCGTCCTGTTTGTAGCGCTCAAGCACTCCTTACAAAGAAGCACATGAGTTGTTTTGCTGGGCACATGCAAGGACGCCAAGTCGCATATGGCATGAGAGCCGATTCAACCGAAATGACGGCAATTATATCAGGGTCATGTTATGAGCACTCAGAAGACTATTTGGGAGCGCAAGGAAACAAACACTTTCGCGGTTGCTACATGTTATTTGATGTGGAAAATGGGAGATTTGACGAGCTCCCATTGACCTTGAAATACCTTAAAAATAGATATGGTTAATTTCTGTTTGCAAATTCTTTGTGATATTTATTTATGGCAGAAAATGACAAACAACAAGATTCAAAATAATCAATTGTATAACCAAGATGGATTTGCTTGCCATTAATTTTAATGTAGCTTTTCCATTTTGCTTTTTCTTTTGACCAACTAACATTTTTTACTTTTGAAGTGTTGCATGAACGCAATTTTGTATTGAATGAATTTTGTTGTTTAGTAGCAGGTCTTAAATTTGATAATTTATTATTATCTTTAATGCCATTAATATGGTCTATAAATTCTGGAATATATCCATGTATATAAAGCCATGCTAAACGATGCGCTCTATAATCTTTATTATTTAATCCAATCATAATGTAACCATTTTGATTTTTACAACCAGCTATTTTGTTGTTTTTTAAACGAGTAAAAACGCCAGTTTCTTGGTTGTAATGCAATTTAGATTGTAATTCGGCCTGTGTAAGCATTTGAATATCCTTATACGATGTTGAGTGAGTATGTTGGCCGTTAAACGGTATAAGCATTTAACACTTACCTGCTCTCCAGCAACCAACAACGTAATGCTAACAGATTTGAACATAAAAGTCAAGGAATAATTGTATGATGAAGATAGAATTATGCGAATGCTGTGGAGATGCCATTGAAATAGATACAGCAGACGAATGGGATGGGAATTGCCATGAATGTAACCCTTTTGACGAAGATTTAATTGGAATTTATGAAACAGAGGATGAGAAATGATTAACGAATTTATAGCAACAATATTCCTAGCACGTGACGTAGCACACAGAGAGCATTTACGCACTAAAAGCTATTCACAGCACAAAGCCCTTGGTCACTTTTACGAGGACATTGCAGAGCTTGCAGATAAGCTTACAGAGGCATATCAAGGTCGTTATGGCATTATTAAAGACATTCCTATCCTTACGGAAACAGAGAAGTATAAAGAGCCTATTTATTGCATTGCTGACAAGTTATCTTATCTTGAGAAAAACCGTTACAAGTGTATTCCTAAAGAAGATACTGCATTACAGAACATTGTGGACGAAGTTGTTGGCGAGTTCTTAAGCCTAATCTACAAGCTTGAAAATTTAAAATGATAAACAGTCGTAACCTTTCCGATTTGCACCCTAAGGTTAAGACGTTATGCGAACAGTTTATTGCATCATGCGCCAAGCAAAACATTGACATATTAATTACATCTACTTACCGTGATTCTGAAAGCCAAAACGCTTTATATGCTCAAGGCAGGACTGCGCCAGGCAGCAAGGTAACTAACGCTAAGGGTGGCCAATCGTTTCACAATTGGAAGGTGGCCTTTGATTTTGTGCCTATTGTCAATGGCAAAGCGCAATGGAATGACACAGCTCTGTTTACCAAGTGTGGCGAAATAGCTGAAAGCATTGGTTTAGAGTGGGCTGGTCGTTGGAAAGGCAAAATGATTGAAATGGCTCATTGCCAATTCACTAATGGGTTAAATCTTGCAGACTTTCAAAATGGAAAATCAATATAGTGATATATTTTAATTGTGAATTTTGTGGAAAAGAAAAACAAGAGCCTTTAGCATGGCATAAAAAACGTAAAAAACATTTTTGTTCAAGAGATTGTGCAAATAAATCTCAATGTAATCTAGATAAAATTCCTAGAGCGCAATACGAAAAAGAATATTGGAATAGGCCAGAAAATAAAACAAGACGAAAAGAAATGTCTAAAAAAGCATATATTGAAAGGATGGCTAACTTAGGTGAATCCTATGTTAAATCAATGCTTTCAAGATGCAAAGCAAGAGCAATTTTAAAAGGGTTAGAATTTAATTTAACTGTTGATGATATTTTTATCCCAAAGTTTTGTCCTGTTTTTAATGTAAAACTAGAGTTAAATCAAAAACAAGGCGGTGGCGATAATTCACCTGCGCTAGATAGAATAGATAACTTAAAAGGATACATAAAAGGCAATGTGCAAGTGATTTCATCAAAGGCAAACAGAATTAAATCTGATGCAACCATTGAAGAAATTGGATTGGTCTATAAATTTTTATTACAATTTAAGGAGTAGCATCATCGACCCAATTACAATCCTAGCGGCACTTGGCCCTGTAGCAGTAGACTTAGGCAAATCCCTTATTAATCGCTTTATTGCGCCTGACCAATTTAAGCCTGCAACCATTGAGCAATACGCTCAAATGAAGCAAATAGACTTAGAGTTTTTTAAGGTAATGAACGAAGCTGGTGGTGGCAATCCTAGCTATCCGTGGGTAGAAGCTATTATCCGTTTAATGCGCCCTACAATTGGCATCTTGGTATTGGGAACGTGGGCTTATCTAGCTTTGGCTGGCGATGGTGAGGTAAACGAACAAGTATCTAACTTTGCCTCTGTTGTAGGCTTTTACTTGTTTGGTGAGCGCAGTTTATTTTATGTTAAGAATAAGAAATAGGAGTAATAATGGCTGACAATAGAAAATATGCTAAAGCGCTATTGGACTATGTTCAAATGCCTATGGCGCAGCTTGGTGCTGTATTTGGCACAACTCCACAAAAGATGTCAAAAGCCTTGCGTCAAGAAGGCTCTAATATTTACGAATCAATGAAGTCTGCTGTTACAGCTCCAGGTCGTGCATTGCAAGGTCAAATGAATCCACAAATGATGATGGATGAAAACGGCAATTTATTCCAAGATGATTCTAAAATGATTCAAGAGGGAATGAATTTAGCTATAAACATGACAGGTGGAGGATTAGGTTCAAGTGCTATTAAACCATCTCCAAAAAGTTCTTTAGGAATGGCATCTATTCCAGAATACGGAATGGAACATAGACCTCCAATGAGAGAATCTGGCGCACCATTGCATGATTTAACAGGTGCTGGCAATATATATCCAGAAGATGTATATAGCAATAAAGCAGTTCAATATTATGGGACTGGCGAACCTTTTGACTATGAAACATTTTCTCAAGCACATCAATATAGAAACAAGCCCGATGCTCTTGTAAATATATATAGAGCAGTCCCTCATGAGCCTTCAATTGCAGAGCAAATTGCTAAAATTGAAAAAGACAAATATAACTACATGAGAAGGGGAACAATTCCAAAAGATAGCAATATATCTAAAGGAAGCGATTGGTATGATTTTGCATCTGAAGAGTTGGATAAACTAAAATCAATGCCTGAACAACAAACAAGCATTAATGACATTAATGCAGGCGATTGGATTACAATAAATAAAAAATATGCAAAAGAACATGGAGAAGGTGCTTTAGGTGGAAAATATAAAATTATTTCTAAAAAAGTAAAAGCCAAAGATATATTTACCAATGGCGATTCTATTCATGAATGGGGTTATGACCCTCAAGAATAATACTTTTCACTAGACTTAATCCATGATTGCCCCGATGTGTAAAAAGTCCATTTCTGTTAATATGTAATACATTCAATGCAAAAAGTTTTGTGTTGAATATTTTGCGAAATATTACATACAAAGGAAATATTATGTGGACTAAACCAGCAGCTACTGAAATGCGTTTTGGCTTTGAAGTGACTTGTTACGTAATGAACCGATAGTAAAAAGCCCCCAAAAGGGGCTTTCTTGTTATGCAAATGCCTTTTCAATTATCTTGCTATAGTATTCTTCTGCTACTTTTTTAGCTTCTTCAAGATTTTTGTAATTGCCAACATGAATTGATTTGCAATTTACAGTAAAACTAACTTTGTAATAATCTCTATCTTTAGAAACTCCTTTTATACCTGTATTGCTTTTTTTAAAATCTCTATTTAATCCATTTTTGCTTGGATTGACTAATCTTAAATTTTCAATTTTATTGTTATTTGGATTTCGGTCTATGTGGTCTATTTGTTTGTCTAATGGTATTTCTTTGTTAAACAAAACCCATACTAATCGATGAGTGCTATAAACAACCTTATTGATTTGAACTCTACAATATCCTTCTTTTGTTTTAGTTCCAGCTAATTTATTGTTTCTTTTCCAAAACAACAATCCATTTTTGTAATATAAAACTTTAGAAATTTCTTCGTAATCTATTGGTTTGACTGTATAAGCCATGATATGTCCTTATTCAACGTTGAGTGAGTGTGTTGGCTATCAGGTGGAATAAGCACCATCAACTTGCGTGGACTCCTCCAACCAACATATGCTATTATACACAAATTGTAGGAAAAGTCAAGTTATATTTTGTTTACTGGCGGTTAAGCCGACAACAGAGGATATAGCAAGTAACGAGTTTTTCGGCTTTCTGCGTTACATGTAACAGCTATCAAATCTGCGCCAACTTCGTATAAACATAAACCAGCGTCAATGCAGTACAGAAACCTAATGCAAAGGCGCTGGCGTAACAAATCACATATTGCAAAATAACATCAATCATCAAAGTTTACCTCTCTTGGTTTCCATGCGTAATATTCCTCCGTCACTTTTTCATACGTATCCCATGCCTTTCTAAAACGCATTTCATACACTTCTTTAATGCCAAGTATTTGCATTGATAAATTACCATTGTCCTCATGCTCTTTAGCAAGCAGCAACAAATCCTCCGTAATTCCCCAACATAATAAAACTTCTTGTTCTAGGTTTTGAATTTTGTTACTCATTTTATTCTCACACAAGCATGTTTAACGAAGTTATTTGGGTGCAGACGATACTTACTATCAAGTTCGAATTTTATGCGCTCTACGGTGGCATAGCGTTCGTTTAACAATGCTTCTGAAGGTGCGTTTAATGCAATAAAGTTATTGATTACTACTAATGGTTCACTAAATGTTGAATACATAATTTACTCCTAAAATTGGTGGGCTACTTACGCTGGTTGATAGATTTTGCACAATATATCATGGTCTAACCGTCAGACAGTTAAAGATTAGCGCTTTCGCCCATAGCCTTAAAATGGTATAGAATCCTCTACGTCAGACAAATCCTTTGCATCTGTTTGTTTCGGTACAAATGTATCAGCAGAGGCCTTCCAGTTTGTTGTTTCACCTTTGCCGTAATCTACGTTCCATCCTGCTAGTTGCATCTTGCCACCTGCTGCAATAATAGCGTCTAGTGTATCTGTGCTTAGTGTTAAGTTAATTCTAACGTCTGGTGACTTGTCGCTAGTCTTTTTAACCTTGTTAGTAAAACCACTATCTAAATATACTTTCTTTTCAGCCATGATTATGCTTTCTTAAATGTGCTACGTGTTTTAGAATCAAGCAATGACCATAATGCAGTCTTTTGCTCGTTATCAAGCGATGCCCAAATTTCTTTGGCTGCTTCCATTTTGCTATCTTTTACATAGTTTGTAAATGACGTTGCTAGTTCATGCAATATATCCATGTCCTCTTTGCTAAAGCCATCTAATGCTCCAGCGTTTGGTGTTACAGCTTCAGGCTTTTTTACAGGATTTCCTGTATCCGTTCCTGTAGTTGCATCCAATACATCATGCTCTACAATTTCCATAGCTGTTACCCATAAATATCTACGTTGATATGTTTCTACTGCACCTACGTTTTGTACCTCATGACAACCTTTTAATGCTGCGCTACCCATAGGACTTGTAATAACAATGCTATCAGTTCCATCTGTAATGGTAAGCGTTGCAAGTTCTGCTGTATAAGATACAACACCACATAAACCTAGTTCATTAAAAATGTTTTGTACTGTAGGCAAAAAATCACCAAGTTCAAAATATTTATAACCAGCAAATTTATTGTGACCCGACTTTTCAAGCTTGCTATTTTGTAGCTTTAACCTAGCAGCCATTAACTTCATATATACATTACTCATAACAATACTCCCCATAAAGTTCTAAAGCTTTCTTACGATAAGCATAATCTGCTTCTTCAATTGTGTCAAACGAACCTATTACTATTTGTTTTTTATCTTTGCAAATTAAAGCTTGATACTTTTTACCATGCTTTCTAACTCCTTTTACGCCAAGCAAATTTCTATTTAATGCAGGTCTGTTTGAATTTTGTTGTGATTGCGTAGCTTCTCTTAAATTAGAAATAGTATTGTTTAGTTTATTGTTGTCAATATGGTCTATTTGTTTTGAAGGCCAAACTCCATAAACATAAAACCAAGCTAAACGATGCGCTCTATAAGATTTTTGATTTAATTTAATTATTCTGTAACCGTCTTTATCAACATATCCAGCAGTATTACCTAGTTTTAACCAGATAAACATTCCTGTATCTTTGTAATAAAGCAATTGAGATTTTAATTCTGCTTGTGTAAGCATGATAGTTCCCTTTTAACATTGAGTGAGTGTGTCGGCTATTAAATGAAAAGGGCATTTAATACTTACCTGCTCTCCAGCAACCGACACTTTACATTATACACAAATTTAAGAAAAAGTCAAGAAGTTTTTAGTTTGACCATGCAATCTCATTAACGCTTCGTAATATTCTTGACTCATTGTATATCTTCAAAACGGTCACGAATAATCAATTTAAGCGTTTCTACACCTTCTAACGCATGGATAAGCGGCAATACATCGTTACCCATCCACATAATCTTGTTAATGTTAATCTCTACGTATTCTGATTCTAAATCGCCAAAAAATACTGCGCTAATGTCCAGGTCGTACTCTACTGTTATCTCTACTCCGTTTACTGTTAGATTTGTAATCATTTCCATGCCTCCAATATTATCCAAACATTTCCGTGTTTAACTGCGTTTAATTTACCGTTGTTGCATAAATATCTAACCCACCTACCTGATTTGCCCATCTGTGCTGCTATTTCTTCTACTGTAAACATTTAACCTCCGTTCCAAGATTGGAATTATACATCATTCTTCCATCTCTGCAAAGTGATTTTCACCACAACAGCTTAA